CATGGTAGTAGATAATACTCCCGAGGTAAAGACAACCTCGAAAGTCACACAATGTCTTCAGGTCCTACTCGATTTGTCCCGCGAGTACGGGTTTGAGGGGCAGTTCAAACTCACTTCCACAGAACAACACTGGTCAACACTGGTAGCTGGGGCTGATGGTAACTGGATGAAGGTCGTTAAGTACAAACTTGCGGCCTTCTATTCATACCATCGGAACCAACCCCTTCCGGAGGCACCCTTTAGAGGGGTTCCGGACCTACCAGGTGTGTTGTTTGGAGGAAAGGTTGGACGATTTCACGCTTTACTGCTCAAGAGGTCATCTTCACAGGTCGTAGCATCATTCTTGACTTCAATATTACAGTCAAAGAAAGGTATGCCGCGTGCCGGTAAGGAAGCACTTAAACATGCAGAACGTGAACTCATCCGTGAATTGCACATCAAACCCGAAGTCAAGCGGGTTGAAAGCCTAGTCCCCTGGGGTGACGTGGAATCATTACATCCTAGAATCTCGATAACACTTTCGCGTGAGGAGTTTAAAAAACAACTCAAAAGACGCGTACACGAGCTCTTCGGAGGCCATGAATATTCCATGCATGACAGGATACAGGCGATCTTCCCTAGCACAGCCGCACACTATTCATCTTCCACGAAGCAAGGGGGAGCAGTAGGAGCAATCCTACGACATCCTGAACTTCTTAGAGGATTAAGAGTGGCGGGGGGACACATCAAGTTGAAGACATCAACACAGGAGGAGATTGAAGATGAGGGTAGGGTGAAAGCGGACATGGATTACACAGACTTTGATGATGCTTGGGCAACCTTATGGTTCAGAATGTTAGAAGAGACCGACAATGAGTCCGGTCTAAATAACATCGTGAAACCCGTAGCGTTGGCAGAGGCACTCAAGATTCGTGTAATAACAAAAGGTCCGGTATTCACTCAAACTGTTCTAAAGGGCATTCAAAGAAAGATGTGGAGAATCCTAAGTACACATCCAGCCTTTCAACTCATAGGGCACGGGAAGGTCGATAGCAAATACATGCTAGATCGACTCGGGTCACTATTGAGAGAGAAAGAAGGTTACCTATCAGGAGACTACGCGTCTGCAACGAACAAACTAGAATCATGGGTTTCAGAAACTACGGTTAACGCCGTATGTGATGAACTCAAGATCTTTGGTACTGAACGAAACAGATTCTTAGCCAACCTGACCGGAAACTTTCTGGACGCTGAGGCATTCTTTCCAGTCAAACAAGAAACAGGACAGTTAATGGGTGCAGTCACGAGCTTTCCGATACTATGCATAGCAAACGCAACGGCATCATCATGGGCATGGGAACTAGACAGTAAGAAGTTAGTAACTCTTAAAGACTGGCCCGGAATGATCAATGGAGACGACATTGCAATGAAATGCACTACGAGAGGTGTTGAAGCGTGGCGACAGATTACCAAGTTCATAGGTCTAGAAGAATCAGTTGGGAAAACCTACTACTCTTCAGAATTCGTAAATATTAACAGTACGAACTTTGAAAGAGATGTAGAGAATCCAATCATCT